TGTGGCAAAGGCAATGCCTTTTACTGCAACTAAAGGATCTGCTTGAATAATTTTTGCAACTGTTCCAGTAATACCGAAATCTGTATCAACATCTACTTTATCAAACTCGGTTTCCAACGCATTTAAGATGGTGTTACATATCACATTTAAGTTATGATCTGCAAAGACGACTTCGGTTGTATATTTACTATATGCCATTATAATTCGTTTTTTTTAATTCTGGTTTTATGCTTGTCAATTTCTTCACTAATGTTCTTAATGTCTTTTGGGCGTTTAGATATATATGCGATGACACCTTCTTTTTCTAATGTGTTAAGCAATTGATTTGTCCTGGTTAATGTCTCGTTTAATAATCCAGCGTCAAAACCACTGTTAGTACTTTGATTGGTGTTTTCTTTATAGAAACCAGTTTCAAATCCCCTAACTCTTGAGAGCTCGTTGTACAATCTGTTTTTTAGTTCAGGATCAAACTGTTTAAGTGTACGACCATCTATTATCATTTCTGGAAAGTTTTTACCACCTTCTCCAGCCAAAAAGACTGTTGGCTTATCTACAATGCCGCTTCTGGAATCACCTCCAAAAGCCGCATTAAAAACTTTACCGTCTTGTTCTCTTTGAACTGGAAATTTATTGTAGTAACCAGATTCAAACCCTTTAGCAGGTAGTGGTTGCGCAACAGCCATAGCTAATTGGATCCCTGCTAATGCCGCAACAATACCAGCCCAAGGCAAACCTAGAACAAAACCACCTTGAGCCAGCGCCTTTGAAACCGCCACAGCTTGATTACCAAGAATAGTAGCAATATTAATTTGTTTTTGACGCTTAGCTTGCTTGTATTCTGTTTCGGCTTTTTTCTTGTTAAGCTTATCTTCCATGGCTTTAACAGCATCATCGTGCTGTTTTTTAGTAATAAGCCCATTGTCTAATAATCTTTTTTGTTTTTCTACACCTTTTTGAGTTTCTCTCTCAAGTTTTTGAAGCCTTTTATTTTCTGATGATGACACAAACTTATCATACATGCTGTAAGCTTGTGCTGATGCTTGTAAAATGGATCCTATTTGAGCTATTTTGGTTGATAGTAAATCTGTGTTTGCAAAGATCTGCTCCCATTGCTCTTGCGTAAACCCTAACACGTCTACAGCTCCACCATCTGCAAAACCTAATTCGTCACCATCTTTTCCTTGCATTTTAGCAAGTAGCACATTAATTTCTGATATTGAAAAGCCTAAAGATGCTAGACGATCTTTAATAGCTTTAAGCTGCTCATCACTTAGTAACTCAATATTAAAACCTTCAAACTCTGCGTTTGATAATATTTTTTGAAGTTCATTAATAAGGAGTTGTTGATTTCCTTTTTCACGTTCTAATTGCTCTTTGTTGAATTTATCTGAGAGCTCCTTTTTTGCCTCCTCATTTTCTCCAAGTGCTGCTAATTCATTATTGTGAGCTGTTAAACGCTCTTGCTGTTCACGATTGAATTGCTTAATTTGTTTATTGATATGATCTTGAATGCCTGAATCTAAAATTTTATTAAGAGATTGCTGATGCAATTGTTCTTGTTGTAAAATTTGCGCTTGGATTTCACTATTTTGTTTAGTGTAAATAGCTGCTAAATCTGTATTTCCTGCATTAGTAGCTTTGTCTATTTCAGATTGAGAAATAAGCTTCGCTTTCAGGTCTTCAATTTTACGACGATGATTGGCTTCTGCTTGCTTCATTTCACGCTCAAAAGCATCGTTAATTAATGCAATTCTATTATCCTCAGTATCCCTCTGAAGCTTCAATAAAGCTTCTGCCTCTTTTTTTGCTTGAGTGATTTTCTTTTTATTTCCACCAGAACCACCTCCACCAATTGGTTTAAGTGCTTTCCATTTTCCGTTTTTGAAAATAAATGTAATGCCATTGATTACCTGTGTATCACCTTCATTTGGTCCATCAGGCTTACTACCAGAATCTCCATTTAATTCTTTTTGTTTTTGATAGTTTTTATTGGCATTTTCAAGTTCTTGATTAAGTTTAGCAACCGTTTCAGCTTGATTTTTCAATGCTCTTTGTGTTGAATTTACTGCCTGTAAACTTAAACTTCCAAAGGATTTTACTGTCACAACTGTTTTGTCCCACCAATTAAGATTATCCTCTAATGAGGATGCTTCTGCTGCTGCTAATTCTTCAGCTTTTTTGTCTACTAAAGATTTAAAGAATTTCTCGCGTGCTGCAGCTTTGATTTTTTCAATATAAGTATCAAGCTGTTTTGAAGCTTCTTTTGTATTTATAGCTTCTAATGAAAGATTATTGTTATACTCTGGAACTTTTTTGTTAAGCTCATCAATTGCCTTTTGACGTTCTTGCTTTGTTCTGGTTTCATCTTGAGCTACTTTTAGTAATTGCCTCAGCGCATTTTCTTCAGCTGCAGTTTGAATGTTTGCGTCTTTAATAGCATCATTCATTTGCTTTTGAGCTGAATATGCTTTTTTAGAGTTTTCAGAAAACAATAAATAGGCTGTACCTAAAGCCGCAACAAGACCTAGAATTAAACCTATAGGACTTAGCTTGGTGATCATGTTAAACAAGCGCATTGCTGCTGCAGCTTTTTTAATTTGACCCGTAACTAAATAGTAAGCCGCTTTTAATAGTAATGTACCGCCTTTTAAAACATTGGTTGTAACTGAAGTTATTTTTAAAATTAAATTATAGAGCTTTGTTGCTTGATAAGCGTTGTTAGTCCATAATGCTGTTAATTTTGTTGCTGTTCTGTAGGCTAAGACAGCAGCTGTAATAATAATAATAGTTTTAAGCAAATTAACTAAACGGTTACGAAACCTGGTTACTTTTCCGTCTGCATCTTCACTAGCTCCAATAAATTTAGCAAACCACTCGACAAAATTTGTTAGTCCTTTTACCACTCTCTCTGAAGTAAAAGTTCCTATAAGGCGCTTTTGTATTTTTTTAATAGAAGCCGCTAAATTATTGTTTTTTAATTTGTACTCATCTGTAAGTGATATATTTAGCTTAAGCGCATCTGCAGCTAGAAGTTGTTTTGTACGTAATAAATCTGTAGCTCCAGCCAAAGCAGTCAGCGCAGCCTTACCTCTGGTGCCACCAACGTCAATTTCATCAAGACGTTTTACCATTGGAGCCAAACCTTCACCTCCTTTATTTAAGCCTTCAAGAAATTTTATAACGGCTTCATTAGCGTCTGATTGTAGTAACGTATTAAATGCCTTTTCAGACATTCCGGCTATTTTAGCATACTCCTTTGAATTCTCAAACATATCTAGGAGGACTTTGTTCATTGCAGTTCCTGCAATTTCAACACTAGTTCCAATTTCGTCAAAGGTTGCTGCAAACCCTATGTTTTGTTCGGCTGAGATATTGGCTTGTTTGCTAATACCAGCTGTGCGCTTTAAATAATCGACCAAAAAGCCTGCTTGATTTTCCCCTGAGGCTGAAACTTCGTTGATTGCAGAACCTATAGCCTGAAAAGATTCTGCATAAGTAAGATTGTTTTTTGCTGCAACTCCATATACTTTTGCCATTTTACCAACTTCACGAATTTGCTCAGTTGATAAATCGTCACCAAGTGCTACTTTAAGCTCATTAGCAGTATTCACAAAATCCTGAACATTTTTTGCTCCTTCAATGCCTAAACGCCCAGCTTCTTCTGCAAGTTCTAACAACTCCACACGCGCTGTTCTTGTTTTAAGCGCTCCAAATGATTTTGTAAGCTCGTCAACTTCTTTTTTAGTAAGCCCTGTTGTTTTTTGAACATCGGATTGTGCATCTGAAAGCTTCCCGTTATAGTCAATCATTTTTTGTAACGAAAGCACAATACCTGCTCCTGTAGCAATTACTGAAGCTCCTAACGCAAAATATTTATTGAAGCCCATTGCAAGTTTTGAAATACCAGACTGCGCCATAGATGCTTTAACAGACATCTTATCCATCTGTCTATTAATTGCAATCAAATCTGCTTTTAGCTTTTTTCTGTTAGGATCATTAGGCAACATATTGGCTAATTGAAGCCTTAAAAAAGACGCCTTCTTTCCTAATTGGCGAAGCGTGAGACCTGTTATACCAATTTCGTCTTGAAGACGACGCATTTCACTACGATTTTGTTTAAGCTCTTTATTGTTTGCAGTTATTTGAGTAGATAGTTGTTTCCACGCCTTTGAATTCTTTTTTCCTTGAGCCTCTAATTTAGATCTCTCAGCTCTTAAGTTTTTATTAGCGTCAGTAAGCGAACGATTGCGTTGCTCTAACTTATAAAGCTGTGACTGTGCCTCATTGCCATTAATAATGACATTGAACCTTAAATCTTCGTCTACAATACGCTTAGCCATGGCTTAAATTTTGAGCCAATGTAAAGTGCGCTTATCTATATAATTGTGACGTGATTTTTTCTCATTAAAAAAGCCAGCGTTAACCGGCTTAAATTTTAAGTTGCTTTAATAAAATTATTTTTCTCGAACGCATGCGTTACGTGCTGATCATCATCAACTAATACAAGTTGATTTGTTTCCTGGTTTAATTTCCAGAGACTGCCTGCATCAATATCAATTTTTTCTATTGATTTCAGGTCTTCTTTATTGCGAAATAAAATCGCTTTTTTGGTGTTGGACATACAAACAAAGGCCCTCAAATAAGGCTGTCCAACACCTGAGTTTCCTCTATGTTACAGTACTAACTGCTTCCTTATAATGAGGACCATGTTGTCATCATTGATAAGAAACTCTATGTGTTGGACACTGTAAATATAAGGAATGGGATTATTAAAAGTGAATTACCAGTCTTTTTCTGATTCTGATTTTTTATTCATTGCAAGCCTGAGAGCGCTTTCAATGTTAATTACATGTTTTTTGACTTCTTCCTGAAGATCTTTCCAAACTTTATTAGACCACTTTTGTTCCGCTCGACTTTTTGAGGTGATGGGATTTTCTGTTTGATCTGATATTAAGCCAAAATCTTTATGTATGAAATTTGCTATTATATATTTGTACCTGCCATCTTTTAAATAAAGATCTATAGTATATGGAATATAGCTTGATGTTGTTTCTCTTCCGTAAGCAATATTACTCTTATAGTTAAAACTTGGTTTAAGCTTAATTACACCTTGTGTACTATCAGATAAAACCAAAATTTCTTTACTCTCTTTAAAAATAGTAGCCACCCAATTAACACCTCTATGATACAGTGATTGTTGTGAAGCGCTATCTACTTTTACAACATTTTCAATGTTAGTTTGACTATTGCTAGATAGAGTTATTATAAAAAATAATGAGAATAGAATGAAAACAGCTTTATTTCTCAAGATTATGAAATTATATTAATAAAATATTTTTTTGATGTGCTTAAATAACAATAGTGCATTTACGCGCTCATTGTTATTGTTAGAAAATGGACTAAACAAATATGCCTCTAGCACATTGGTAAAAGTTTTGCGAAGTTTTTCTGGCTCATCTATAGACAAGAGCTCTTCTTTCCATTCAGCCGCACTTAAGGTGTTTACTTCTTGTAAAAGTTCTAATAACTGAGTCCTGAATTGTGGTTCGGATATTTGATTGCTATCAAATTGAGTTTTTAGTTTATCAACTGCTTCTACAATGTTGTTTTTATCGCTCATGACACTTGTTTTGTTTTTTGATCTAAATTAATAAGCTCTTCCATAATTTTAATTTTTTGGTTCTTTCTTTCATCAAGTTTTAGCATACTAATTTTTACAACAAACATTAATACAACAACTATGGCAAGAAAGCCAGAGGCATAAATATAAGTGAGAGCATCGTCTGTTTTCATGTTCTCGTTCGTGGTGAATAAAAATTGTAAGCATATAAAAAAAAGTGGTACCAATAAGGCTAGAGAATAATTACGCAGATAAAAGCCTATGATAATAAATAAAGGACACAGTGTTTGTCCTAAATAGTGAATGTACGTGTCTTGGTCTGGCCAACCATGAAAGCTATTAACGGTTAGTCCTAAAATATCAAAAATCACGTCCAGATGCAATAATGCTCCAGACGCGACTATAAATACTGTTCCAATTACTTTGGATATAATAGCTCGTTTATGCGAGGAAATTGGTACCATTACCGTTTTGACTAGGCGGCTTAGCTTTTGATTTGTCGATTTCAGCATAGTTTTCGTTTTCAGATGATACTGTTGTTACAGCTATTACTGTACATAAGGTTACAGCCAATGCTGCTGCGATTACTTTTTTCATAATACTGGGTTTTAGTTAAACATTCGACTAAAACCTAGTCATTAGCAGCAATGGATTGTATTTGTGTAGAAAAAAACTACAACAAAAAGATTCTTAAGGGAGAATACTTTTGTTAAATATATAGTTTTTTATAACAATCACGAAATCATGCTTTTATACACAAAACGTATTTGTTAAATACTACGGAAAAACCGTAAATTAAGAGCGTAATTATACAAAAAATATTTAACTGACAACCAACACTTTACATTTATTCGATGAAATACATTACCTAATAACGAATTTATATGCAACTTATCGAAAAATATTATTTAGATATTTGAAGGAAATTCTGCCATAATCATGGCTTTCATGCGGCTAGTGTATTCAAAAGAGAGACGCCTTACAATATTATTGGCATGAGCAAATAAAATACGGTTGTGAATAGGGTGAGAGACTTTACGAATTTTACCGTTTTTGGTTTGTCTTGTAGACATATCAACAAATCTATGTTTTTTTAAGTGTTCATATGATAGGATTGTGTCATTAACACTAAATGATCTTCCTTGAAACCAATCGCTAGAGGAGAAGCCTCTGGATACCATTGTTTTAATTTGTTCCTGGTCAATGTTGCCACCTTCTTCACGTAAAATTCTTGCAATAAAGCGTTGCTGAAGCAATTCTTCGTTATTTGGTGATTTACGTTTGTCGAGTAGGTTCATTATTATGTAATAATTTTTAGCTTACCTGCTTTAAATAGAATGTCAAGCTTTGCCATTCTTTTATACCTGTTTCTAACATCATAAGCAACCTTATTAGTAATACCTAATGTTGCTTTAAGTTCTTTAGACCTTAGTATTTGTTCAATAGCCTCGTCTATTTGTGCTTCAGTCATAACTACATTATTTGTCGGTTAATATACGACTTTATAATGTGGCATCAAAATTAAATTGAATGCTCCAGCCTTCGCATTCTGATTTGTTCCATACTGGTACAACCTGAATGCTTTGTGGTTGTAAATAACGTAAGTAAGTACAACCCCTTGTGGCATCTGACAATAGTTTTTTAACTATTTTTTCAGCTACAATATATGTGTTTTCAAATATTTGAAAGTAACTATCATAGTTCTCATTAGAATAGTTTGTTTTTTCTAACACCATAAGCAGTGTTGAGCCTCTTAATAAAAAATTGTCTGGATTTGTAGCATTAGCTCCAAACTCCGGAAGCACACCAATTAGCATAATATTATCAGCCCGTTTGTGACTCCCTAAATAATTTGTGAGTTGACTATCATCAACCACTAATTTGTTTTTATTAATTTCAGGACAATCATCTTGAATTTCCTTAAGATAATCTTTAAACCAATTAATTTTGCTCATACTATTGTGAATTTACTTTTTCTTTTGCTTCGTGATCTAGATCTCTTTTGGTAATATCATATAGTCTTAATAGAATTTCCCAAAGGTTTTCTTTTCGTAGGTTTTTTAAATCGCCAAACACACCGCTTTCTGCTAATTGATAAGCTAGACTTTTAGTGCCTAGTCCTGGAATAATGCTTTGGCTTTTGTTTTTTGGTTCTTTAAAAAGTATGGATAGGTCTATTGGCTTACCCTCATAATACACTGTTGAACTTGTTAGGTAAATTTGAAAGCTTCCAAAGAACATAAAAAAACCGTAGATGATATTAAAATCTATGAGCTTTAATAGCTTTGTTTTTTTCTCTACTTTATTTTGGTCGTACTGCTCGCCCTTGAACAGGTAATAGGTTGCAAACAACCTATACAATAACTCCTTCTTTGGATGCTCATAATACATATGAAACAAATTTAGAGCATCTTCATACTGACCAAAGCTTGTGTTTTCAAATTCATTTTTTGGTCCATACAGTTTTTTAAATATTGGGCGTACTGTTGGACAGTGATTATTTGTATAGTTTTGGTTGATGATCAACCCTTCCTTTGAGGCTGGTCTGAAAAAAGAATCGATTAGTTTTGAAATTTCATAAACATTAGATAAGAATATTTCGTTTTCTAGTTCATTAATTTTGCGATTTCCTTGTTTTAAGCCCATTAAATTATAAACAGCCTGTACTCTTAGCTCTTCATAATTGATTGTACCATTTTGCCATTTAAATATAAGGCCACACATTGCGCTATATTCTTTAGCATTGCAAAAAGCTAGCTCTTTTGGTATATATCTTTTAATTCCTTTTTTTGGTATTTCTATTATATGGTGTGTTGGTTGACTCATTATTTATATAGATCGTTGTATGAAACATTTAGACTATTCATTGTATCTCCAAACTTATCTATAATGGCAACTTTAACTTCTTCATTATTTTTGAAGTCTTTAGGAATAAATAAGGAATGTGCATCTACACCAAAAAAAACTCTAAGAAATTTATTGATATCTTTTCTGAGTTGTTTTCTAGCAATTAATTGTTCTTTAAAAGAAATTTCTAATTTCTTTTGAGCTTTGATCATTCTACGAGAATGAACAAATCTTCGAAAGTGTTTTTTAAACCAAAAGATAATTTTTTTAATCATATTTAAGTATTTACAGAGAATGAGTCGTCATCAAAGCCAAAGTCCAGATCAATTAATATATCGTCTTTAATGGTTTTAAGTTCTTCATCTGTTTCAGTTGTATAATATTCTTTAATAAAGCTTTCTATTTGCTTAATGATTTCGTCGGCATCTTGTTTAAACATTTGTTCGACTTGATCAACTTGCATAAATTCTGGAGTTTTGCGTCCTCTTATTGTAGCACGATCAGATCTGATTGATTGTAAAACACCTTCAGGAAATAAGTTGATTTGTAATCGTGGAATTCCCCAGGACAAACTGTAATAAACACATGCTTCTTGAATGAGTTCTAGCAATGTCTTTTCTGTTGTTGTTAGGGCTGTATCATCAGTGCCATTTCTTTTGTTTTTTAAAATCTGATATAGTTCATCACCAATAATTGGTGCTATTTTAGATTCTCCTTTTTTAAGCCCTGGCATTAGTTTTTTTAGGAGTAGTAAAGAATGAATTTGATAGTGCTGCTCAAATTCATCTGTGGATCTTACAAAGAGTTTGTGCGATGCTTTAAACTCATCTGATTCTGTCCAAGTTGTGTAATCGGCTTTACTATCAATATACTCTAGTAATGCGTCTAGAGCTCTGTATGACCGTTGTTGTAATTTGTCGTCATCTCTTACAACCATCCATTCAAATGGTGTTTTGGAGTCTTCACTTGAACGCATTCTCCTTCCGTTGGTTGTGTGCGCCAAATCATTTAAAGGCGCCCATAATGCAAAGGCAGATGTTCCGATTGCGTATTGAGCACATTGTATTAACTCAGTGTCTTTTGTTACATCATCAGACTCCTTAACATAATTTGCTACAACATCGCTATAAACTGCGTTACCAATGATTTTAATTATTTTTTTTGTTGCAATTCTTATATCTGGAGAGATTTCTGTAATATCAATATCTGCATCGACAAAACCGAGAGCTGTTCTTAACTCTTCTGAGGCTGTTTCTTTATTAGTTGAAAATATTAAATCCATTATACTTGCTCTTTAATTCTGTCTGATGACGTGATGTCTTCTTCTCTTTGAGGTGCTATATGATAAAAACCTAGCTTTAAATCTTTTTGAGGAAAATTAGCTTGAATAGCATAGTTGATTGCTTTTAGTACAATCATTTCTGGAATATCTATTCCAGTAAGTAAATAATTTTTAAGAGCATATAATTGCTCTGATCCGCTGTCAGCTCTTCCTGATTCGCCTGCACCTCCTAATGCTGGATGCATACCTACTCCGCCTGCAACTGCTCTGTTGGCTTGATCTGAAATTTTAATTTGTGCTGCTACGAAATCTTTAATGTTTTGTTTAATTTCTTTAATCTCCCAACCATGTTCTATTATTTTGTGCCCATCAATTTCCATGTGCTTAACTGAGTGCCAAAACTTACCTGTGTTTTCTTCTCCAGATAGAACTTCTGCAATCTTTTTTAAAAACATTTTTTTGTATTTCAAAAGTAAATCTGACGTATATTTTTTTCCTTTTTCTTCACATTTAGCTTTTAACTCATCTTCCTTTTTTTCCCAAAAAATAGCAGGTGAAGTAACGTGATATTTAAGATTAATACTGTTTTTGGATAGAGATTTAAGTATTAATGGTATTGCCGAAGAACGTCTAATCCACTCTAAAGATCCATATATGTCTGGTACTGTATAGTATTCTGAACAGAAACTATACATGTTGCTATATAATATTGCGTTCCTGTTTTTAAATGGATTTAAAAAATCAAATAAGGCGTACACCTTAAAGTCTGTGATGCTTGTTACTTTTTTAAAAGTCCAGTCTGTGATAATACAATGAGTTGGCTTTCTGCGATTACTTTCTTTTGGTTCTGCCAGCCTAGCATCATCTGGTGATACGTGTTCTAATTTACTTATAGCATTTCTCCCTATTCTGGAGCCTTTGGATAGGTAGAACTTTGTGAATACGCCCTCTATATGGCTGTAGTCTACGACTATTTTAGTTAGATAATCTAAATAACCCCATCCGTTAAGCCAATTTTGGATTTGTTTGTCGTCTTGCCACTCTCTTACTAGGTCTCCTTTAACCATTGTTTCCTTATAGAGTTTAGGTCCTTTACCCCAAAGCAACTGTGTTTTCTTCTTTAGAATACCTGGTGCTAATGAGTTATTTAATATGGTATCTTTGATAACCTTTGGTAGATCATTGCTAGCGCCATATGGGAACACTCTGTAATTCTCGATTTGATATTCTTGATTTGTCCAGTCTAATCCCTCATTTGGAGTCCTGTACTTGTCAAACTCTCTTGGTTTTTCAACCGTTTCGTAAGTCATAGAAACGTCATCTACGTTTACTATAGCATTATCGTTATAAAATTGTATATCTGTCATAATACTTCTAAATCATTAACACTTATCAGTAATGGTAGGTAGAACCACTTATTGCTATTGTCTGTTAAATCAACATAACCTATAAGGCTATTAGATTTCTGCCCATCTGTCTCACCGCTTAACCCTGTCCTTAGAATAACATTGGTAGCCTTCTTCACCCCTGAACTCTGTTGCTTCGTTAGGTTGCAACCAACGAACTCTATACTAAATGGAATATTAGAAGCTGTTAGATTCCTCATTAACTCCATTGCTTTATATAAATCAATACGCTTGGTCATGCACAATATTAATTATTCATCATGTTGCTAATTGTGACGTGACTTAATATTATTAGGCAAGGATGTATTGGTTAGGTTGATTGTGTTGGGCGTGGCGTGGCGTGGCGTGGTAGCTGTGGCGTTCGCCATATATCTAATTATTTACATTGATTGCAATTGCATATACTGAACTCAGCGGGTCGGAGAAAGAAGACGAACAACATTAAACGCTATAAATTTTTATAGTGTTTAAGTGTTAGTTGTCAGTTATTTATGAAATATAAGTTTTTAAAAACTAGGTTTTTCGATAGTGTTTTTTATTGTTTGGAACGATTATAAATAGGTTTAAAACTGTGTGTTTTTGGTGTAATTTATTCGGTTTTTAACCGACTTTTTCGTATATTTATTATATATAATAATTTAAAAATCAAGTAATTATGAGAACACAAAAGAGAGAAACGCCAACCGCAGAAGCTCCAAAAAAAGGAGTTAAACCGCTAAATGAAAAAAAGGAAAAAGAAACTGTTGCAACTCTAAAAATCAATGATTTGATTAACCCGAGCGCAAAAGCTAGAATTAGCCGTTTAGAAACTTTTAAAGTGATTGCGGAAAAACACGAAGCAATGACTTCAAAGTATGACGAGTTAACGCGCTACATGGCAAGCAATGACGGAACGAACGCAAACATGAAATTTGGAAGCGATAACGGTTATTCATTTAACTTAAAAAATCCTGCAGTAATTTCTAAGGTTTTATTGATGGTGGAAACTGAATTTTCAGAAGCTTTAACAAGAGCAGAAAAGGAAGTTTTAACTTTTTCTATTTAACAACAAAAAGCCTACTATTCGTAGTAGTAGGCTTTTAAATTCATTTACTAATGAGAACACAAGCAAATAACCAAAGCAAAGTTAATTCTTTTAAAATTAGCGAACAAGTAAAGTCTATTCTTCAAAAAAAAGGACTTTCAAAAGTCTTTAATTATCAAGACTATACTTGGTTTAAGGAAAAAGCCAAAGACGCATTCAACATTCCGCAAAGTATTGCGAATATGTTTATTGAGGAAAATACAAACAATAGCGATTTTTTAGATTATAACTTTTAAAATTTTACACAATGGGAACATTAACACAATCAATTCACAGCTCAATCTTTGCCTGTGAAACAAGAGAACAAAAAAAGCAATTATTAAAACTTCTTAGCCTTGATGCAAAGGAAACAATCGAACTAAGCGCAGAACCTAGAACGGTAAATTCTGTACTAATTGAAATGTATAAAAATGAAGAACACCAAGAATTTAACAATTTCCATCAATGGTTAAAACTTGGCTTTAAAGTAAAAAAGGGTTCTAAAGCATTTTTTGTATGGAGCAAAAAAAGAGTAGGAACAGAAAAAGCCGAGAACAGCGACGAGGAACGAGAATTTAAATTCTTTACACTAGCATATCTTTTTAGTAATGCTCAAGTTGAGCCATTAAAAGTAAAAGAGAATGCTTAAAACAACAGACACGCCACAGTATTTAAGGGAGTTTAACTCCCTTTTTACTTTTTTAGGAAGACGACACGATGCGTCGCGCGTCTTCGACGATTTTCTAACTCTTGTCATTTGTTGCCTAGCCAGACAAACACAAGAGGAGCTGTATCTCGATACAGTAAGAAAATACGACGAAGACGAAATAAATAATTTTGCAAAGCTTCTAGGCGCTTTACTTATCATTTATGACAACGCCATACAAAATAATGATTGGGTAGATCCTTTAGGAGATTATTACCAAGCATTAGCCTCTAATCATAAAAAGAGTGGTTTTGGTCAATTCTTTACACCAAAAGCGCTTTGCGACCTCATGGCGCAATTTGTAGTTGAAAAAGATGATTATGGCAATAAAGTTAACGATTGCGCTGTAGGAAGTGGCAGAACCTTACTAGCAGCCAACCAAATTTGTAAAGGCAATTACTACATAGCACAAGATTTGGACCATGTATGCGTAAAAATGTGCTGTATTAATATGGCTATACATGGCTTAAAAGGTGAAGTTTACCATATGGACACATTAATGAACAACACGCCCTGGAATAGCTACATCATAAACCATGATTGGCATAATACCAAAACACCATTCATTTATAAAAAAAAGCCAACTAATTAGTTGTAAACAATACTAACCTATCTTTTCTAATTCGAGCCTTGTTTCTCCATAACGCCTATTAATTAAGCATTCTAATAAAGTATGTTCAGGTACTTTAAAGTATTCTCCATTTATGCAAATACCATCACTTTGTAAGGCGTTTAGCATTGTCTTTTTATCAAGTCTAACATAGCAAGTTAATATAGTTCTTGTTTTTGTCGGCTCTTGGGTTTCTCTGTAATTTGTTAAATCTATATACTCAAAGATAAGAAAAATATCAAACCATACCATCCAATCCAGTAGGTAAAGAGCTGCGCTTGTAACCAACTAATTTTGCCCAATGTTTTCTGTATAGTAAATACTTAAACGCATCACTAAAATTAGTGCTTTGCATGGCGAGTTTGTGCAAGGTTAATTTTTCGCTAGACTTATCTTTGTAAATCTCAGTAGCACCTGTTTTTACATTTTTTTTGGTCATTAATTTAGTAAGCTCCAAACTACTTTTTAATTCCCTGCATTGGTACTGATCTATTTTTAATTTTGGGAGTCCTGGAACCGTTTCCTGAAGCACTTGCTTTAAAAAGAAAAATTCTTCTCGCTGATAAATAGTAGCCTGCTCTTTACTCTTCAAATTAACAGTCCAGCCAGTACGTTTTCCATTCCTATCAAACTCAATAGCGTTTTTAATTTCACTAGCCCAATCACGCCCAGAACTTGCGTACTGATTTCCTGAACGATCATAATACATATTCAATACTTTGTAGTTGTGTGGACCAAAGAAATCACGAAATTTTTCACCTAATTCTATACTGCTTTCTGGAACGAGTGTAAATAAACTTTTCAAACAGTAGTAATATGGTCCAATTTCTTGGCCAATAACCATAGAAATCATTTTTCCGAAGTCAATACCGCAATCTAATGGCGCATTATGATCAATATAACGCAACATGAGACTATTGCCTTTAAAATTGTCTTTAATGCCATATTTCTGAACATAATCATTCAAAATACCATCTTGGTAAAAATGATGTACGCCAAGTCCTGTATAAAACTGATCACCTTCTTCTAAGGTGCTTTTAAAACTCAAAACACTTTGCTTAAACTCTTCCCATCCTAAATTTTCTAGGTTATCATAAATGTAACCTGGCGTCAACACATCTACATTGGCCAAACTAGAAACCACATAAAAAAACGTGCTATCTCTACGAGCTCTAAACCATCGCTCCATCCAAAAATTTTTGGTGATCAATAATTTTTTTAGTGCTGCAGTATTGCGTTTATCATATGCGCGTTTTATTTTTATATTAATTTCATTAAGCTCACAACCACAATAAAAAGCAGCTTTTATTTGCTCAATATCCATGTTTTCTTCTGTATCTAATATCCAATCAAAATCATTCTTACCTAGGTTTGGTAAATCAGTAGTAAAGGTTGTGCCTCTGTAAAATGGAGAATGGCTAAATTTGTTATAACCACGAAGAGCAGGCATTAATACATCAAGTTTTTTTTTGTCCAGGTACTTGGCTTCATCACCATAAATATGCTGAAATGAGTTTCCTGCTAATCCTGAAGGCTGATCCAAACTTCCAAGAAGAATTCCACAGCCATTAAAAAGCGATATCGTATTTTTAAAAGAGGTGATTGGCTTGTATGGAATCTCAAATGTTGATGGTGGACGTTCATCAACAACATAATGCACACCCTCAATCCAACCCTTGTACTCTCTCCATCCTTCTAACAAAGTAGGTACTATATTTGTCCTAGCATTAACAAAGGTATCACTAACAAAGGCTTGTAGGCTCCTGGGCATATCATAGATAACTTCAATAGAGCGATCTGCAATAACATCAGTAGTTTTTGTCATTCCTCTACCAGCAACTAAACGCAAATGTTTAGGACCAATTAAATCTATTAATTGCTTTACATAGGTGCCGTATCTAGCTTCAGTATTACTCGTCTTAAGCCTTTCTAGGGTCTTCATGTTCATCTAAAAATACTTTTAGTGGTAAAATTCTCGCTTCGCGCTTAATTTGTATTTTGTGAGCCTCAGGTAATTCTGGAAGATCATCAATAAATTTTGCTAATTCTGCTCTATCAATAGAGGGCATTCCAACAAATTCAGGATCCACTGAATAAATTTTAAAAGGCCTGGTAAACATTTCTTCAGGAAACTCATCTTTATCTGGCTGATCTAAGTTTCTAACCTTTGCCATTTCCATTATCATCTTGCTAACCTTAGATGCGTCTGCAGTATTTTCCATGGTTGCAATAGCAAAGTTGATCACCTTCTCCATTTTCTCTGCGTAAATATTACGCCATGCAGCTCTACTGATATCAGTGTCACAATAAAAATACTCCATGGTTTGGTTATACAACTTGTTTGCATAGTACCTGGAGTATTTATTTATTTTTATTAAATGATTTACAATAGCGTCTTTGCTTGCATACTTATCAATACGAAGTGCCATACCTCGTACTTTCTCCATTTCAAGCATATACAACATCACTTCACTTTTCTCTTCTGAAGCGACGCCATTTTCAACAAAATCATAGATTTCATCAATGCTTATATCTCGTAGATCATTCACCATAAAAAATACGTGCTTTTAAGTTTTCAACTTCTTTGGCTTTTCTGTTTTTCTCAAAAATTTGTGCTGCAGTAATGTTTCCTGATTTTGCGTTTTGCGCAAGCTTATCATTAATTTCAAATTCCGATTCTAACCTTCCTTTTTGTATGGCTGTCCAAATTTTACTGTCTGTAGTGTTTGCTTGCTGAATGAATTCAGTTTTCTCTATACTTAAGTAAACAGCCATTTCAGCATAAGAATAATTCGTTGCTGAAAGTCTTTCAATGGTTTCGGTTAAATCACAATCTTTTAAGTCCTTAGTAACTCCTGGTATTTTATCAACGAGATCAATTGCAAAATCACCAAATGGACCAGAAACCATTTTATTTCCAGCTATGTCCTTTATAGATTCAACGGTAAACTGCAAAGGGTTCATTCCTTCAGCGCCTTTTACCTTAACTATGTCTCCTTTTTTTATGCTCATTCTATTGTTTAATTATGGAGCCATTTATAGCTTTGTGCCTTATTTGCACCTCAGTAAATAACTTTTCGCGAAATGCAAATAACTTTGCGCAATTCGCAAAGGTGTATTGTTCGTAATATGCATTTTCACTCCAATTCCCTGAGCCTTCAATTACATAATGATCATCTTTTGTTTCTATTAAGCACACTTTTGCATGAACCCAAGCGAATAACACATTTATATTAGCATATTCCTTATTTATGGCAGCGAGCAAATCACTTGTGACTTGATTCCGCTTTAACAACGTATCACTAATTAAAAGAGTTATTTCATCAACCAAACCGCTTTGATGAAGCTCCACTAATGCATTTATTACACGTTTATTAATACTATAAGTTGTAGCTAACAATCGTTTTGCCGATTGATTTTCTAGTACAACTGGAATAAACGTAAAGGCATTAAAGGAGTTATCACTCTGTAAAAAAAAGAACTCTTCGCGCTCTGGGAGCCGCTTCATGTCTTTTTTTACTGAGGCAACTTTTTGGTAATGCGCTAATAAATATTTAGAAACAAAACTCCCAGAAGCCATAGAAGTCATGGCAACAGCTTCTGATGGTTCTGGGAGCGTGAAAAACTTATTCTTTATCATTTGCAGCTTTAGTTTTAGCAATACGAGCGTCTACTAATACTAATTCTGATTTGAAGCCTTCTAACTTTGCTACAAAGTTTTCTTTTTTCGCAGCTGTAACTTTTTTGTCCTCCAGCTTTTTATTATCTCTACTAATATTAGCTCTTAAAGTAGCTTGACGCTTACCAAGATCTACACCAGATAATCCATTTACTTTTTTCTGCAACATCACTTTCTCAAAAATAGGATGCTTCCCTAAGATCTCTTTATGCTCATTGTAATAATTCAATTCGTCATAGATATCCAGGTTAAGCTCATAATTCTCAACAGCTTTTTTGGCAACTTCAAAAAGGTCTTCGTTTGTTGCTCCAGCAGCTACTAAATCTTTTACTTCAGCTCTTGTCTCTAAAAAGTTGTTATATGCAGTATACTTGTCTGCTACTAAAATTTTAAATTCATTAGGACAATCTTCTTCTCCTAAAAACTGAAACTGATCACGAAGCTTAATACTTTGCTTTACTTCTTCAGGAGCGTTTACAAATAGTTCTGAAACAGCATTTACTGTAGCTAAGTCGAATGGTTTATCTAGTAAAGATTGCTGTGCCTTATTTAAGTTATTAAAAGCTTCATCATAAGCGTGAGCTGTAAGTCTTGCTTGAGTTTCTTCAACTATTTTTAACAAATCGGCTTTTCTTGTAAAGGTGTGCTGCACCTCTTTTTCTACTAGCCATTGCTTCATTACTTTACTGCCTTCAGCACCTTTTACAAATATTGGTAAAGGTGTAGGTAATAACTCATCTAGTTTTGAAAACTCAGTAAGGTCCTTAAGCTCTTGTTTAATTACATCAACAGGAGCTGAAAAATCTACTTTTAATAAACGCTCTTCTCCAGTAAGTATAATTACTGGTTTTTTCATTTTAGCGCTGTGAAGCTCTTTAGGTTTTATATCATACACTTTCATTACTTCATACTCTAAAGTTTGTAATCGAGTAGGAGAGTAACCTGCAGCATTAAAATGTCTGTTCATTTGAAACGTAGCATGTGGATGCTTTCTATATAGTTCAAATAATTCTGCAAACTTCTTTTTCGGATTGGAAGCATTGCCTTTTAACGCTTCAATAACTTGTGGTTTCATATACGTATGTTTTTTTGTGTCACTAATAGAACAGCAATGTAAAGGCTATTTATAATTGCAATTGTGACGTGACTTAAAAAAAAAGAAGCTTGCAATTGCAAGCTTCTTTTTATTCACATAACAAACTAAAAAAAAACTAACTTCTAGATTTTTCTATTAAATAGGTTGTAGTGCCATCATCAAACACCTCTAATGAGATTGTTGCGTTTTCCAATGCGACCCATTGTGCTGTTAAAACAACATCAACACTTCCTTGAGTTCCAATACTTAGTGTTGCAGGATCTGCTCCACCTGAACCAACAAGCGTTATAATAGAACCATGATCATGATCTATTGACGATGCCGTAATAGCAGCCGTTATATCTAACGCTTCCACTTTGTACTGCTCACCATTAGCTTTAGTCATATCTATTGATACATCTGTAGCAAATGGAGCTGCATAAGGAATGTTTCCATTATAGAATCCAGGAACAAATCTTGTTTTCTGGATTTGCTCAAACGTAAACGTGTGCTGATTTCCATCTTTATCACTTTTGAAAACGTTTTTAATTCTTAAAGGAGAACATTTTGTTCCATACACTCTTTTTGAAGTATCACTACAAGAACCATAAACAACAATAAGGTCTTGCCCTAAGTTGTTTTGGAAAAACTCATGAGCATCAAGCGTATCACCTGGGTGCGTGCCAAGAAATTTTTGCAAAACGCCTTCCATATCTACATCACCTTCAGTTTCATAGCCAGGAGCTTGATTAACTCCTGTCATATAAACATATATGGCTGTCTTTCCAGATTTCATAGTGAAATCGCCTTCCATTAACACGCCATTTGCATTTCGCACTGGCCATGATAATATATCTTCACGCTTCATAATAGCAACGTTTGGATCTTTCGGTGTCGCTGCACCAGAACCTGGTACACTTGGACTATCTATATTTTTTGGTATATACATAATATATTTTTTTAAAGATTAAACATTAAGCTATTGTACGTGCAATTTCTGTCCATACACCATCAATTTTCACAAACTTCACAAAATCTCCAGCAACTGCTAAAACAGCAGCAGAAGTCACTTCTACATTACCTGTAATATCATTGATAGTTAAGGTCTCTGCTCCAGCGCTTCCGTAAATGGTAATAGTTTGAGAATTCTCAACTCCATTTAATATACCTGCTAAATCATCATTAGCGGCTCCATTCCATTTAAAAACACTTCCTTCATCTGCATCAACAGTATCATTTGTAAACACAATATCACTTGGCGCGTCTGCTTCAGGAGCTGCAGTTCTTTTAATTTCATTAAAAGTGCCATCTCCATTAGATAATAAAGTAAGAGTTCCTCCATTAGATAAATCAAAATCTACATCACCTGTTAGATTAAATTTAGCTCCATCTGTTACTACACCAGAAACACCTGAGGCAGCTCCTTTAATTCTTACAATTTGCCCATCATAATAACCTTTAAGCTCAGTAATATCTGTAGCCCAACCAGTTTTTGTTTCAATATTACTATAAGGTATTGTCACAACACCTGTAGTGTCATCATATAAGCTCACAAATGTATCGTGTAAATATGGTGCCATATTTGCCCAAACAGTTTGTACTTTAAATGCATCTGGATCTCCCTCTTTAACAGTGGTTCCAATATGCTTAAAGCGACTTCCCCATTTATAATCTGCATAGATATAAACGTTACGTTTTAAACTATCAAATCTGTACATTGATTTTTCTCCTGGTACATTTTCCATAAGCTCAATGTTATCATCAAAAGTTAAGAACATAAAGTCTGATCCTTCTAAATCGCGTAAAGTTTGGAAACGTACATTTGGATAGTTTTCAATATCCATTACACCATCTTTAGAAAAGTCATTTTCCAAGCCATATAATTGACGATATCTACTTTTGTAACGACGTAACCAAGTAGGAGAAACATATAAAACTAAACCGTCAGTATTTTTAGATTCTTCAGGAACGTTCTTTTCAATTAGCTCAACGATATAGTCAACTATATTTACCAGTGTTGGAGCTCCAATATTTGCAACTCTAAATTTAGAATCTACAAAATAAGCTCTCCATAATTGAATTAGTAAACCGTCACCTCTATTTATAGCGCTTCCTGCAACAGTTGCATCTTCTGGAGTTTTAACATAAACACCATTAATAGCTACTTTTCGGTCTTCTTGACGTGCTTTTTTATCTAATTCAGATAATAAGAAACGAACAAAACTCATTTTGTATGGTTGAGACCCTTCTCTATTCCATGAGTTTAACCAACTTGCTTCAATTTGCTGTAAATAATAACCTTGGTGCTCAATGTCAATATTAACAGGAAAAATTTTACTTTCTTCAGGCTGAATAAGTTGCTTGTTTTTTGCTAACCATGTTAACTTACGCGCTTGAGATATTTCTCCAGAAACAATATTACCATCTGCAACCTTATCATCAACATTGGTACGAATGTTCCAAAAACCAGGTAATCCTAGTAAATCTCTATGTAAAGAGTTTACTTCGGTAGGATTCTCTCTGTAGTATAAATCTACATCGTCTTTTAATTTTTGGATTTCCACTTTGCTTTCTGCACTCCAATCTGTTGGAGTTTTAGAAACTCCAGCTGCTCTCTGGTTCCAGTTTCTGCCATCAAAGGCATCCCAAATATTTCTAGATCCTAGAAAATGAGTTTTACTATGCATTGCTTTAAGATTTTTTAAGGTTCCTTCTGCTAATGGCGCATCGGCTTCAGGCTCATTTACGAGCTTTTCTATTTTTGCATTCATATCTTTTTGCGATTGGATTAATCCTGCTAATAATTGCTTTTCACTAGCGCCTGAAGCTTTTGTAGGATCTTCTACTAAGGCATCAGCATCTTCATCTGATAAGCCATGAGCTTTTAACATTTTTCGAGCTTCTTCTCTCAGGTCTTTTAACTCCTGATCTTCGTCTGATGCTTTTTCTGCAGCAATATCAGCAAGCTCGCCATTCATTGCCTCTACAATTTCAGCAAGCTGTTCAGCGCCTCCTAATGCATCAGAAAGTTGTTTTTTTTGATCAGCGCTAAATGATATTGCGCCGTCTTCAATTGGGATCTCCTTGAGATTTAAAAACGCTAACATCACTGTTGCCATGTTTTGAAATTTTTTCCACATAACTTTGGGTTTTTTAATTATTAATTATTTATTTAAATTCTGCTAATGCATTCACTAATTGAATGGCTAGTTTTAAATTGCCAATACTGTCAATCATTCCTAACCTTAATGCTTCGTCAGCATAAAATGTAGCTCCTGAAAGCACACCTTTTTCTTCTTTTAAATTTGGACGAGCTGCTCTCACAGCTTTTTGAAATTTAAGAGCTATCGGATTTAAATCCGATTGTTTAATTTTATCGTATTTGCCTTCAAGGGCTAATCTAAAGGCTTCGTTTTTATGCTCACTATGGTCTGAGTAAATCTCATGTACTTTTGCGCCTTTCTTCTCATAGTATCCTCTTGCGTCCATAAAGCTTGCTAGCACACCAACGCTTCCAAAACCTGAAGAAATGTTATTGTCTGCCATAATGTGATCTGCTACTACACATGCTGTCCAATAGTGTAAACTGTAACAGCTATCTGCTAAAACAACTAAGGGCTTCTTTTTTTCTTCAGCAAAAGTCTCAAATGGCGAAATAGCAGATGTAGATCCTCCTGGACCATCTATATACATAACAATCCCTTTTACCTTATCATCATTATTAGCATGATGAAGTGCTGCACTAATTTCGTCTGCTCCATAAGTACACATGTCTCCATATTTCATTATAGGACCAATCATATTTATTAAAGCTATTTGTTGAGCTGTATCAGAATCATCAGCTTTTAATGGAGTAGGTTCTTCAGTATTTCCTGCATACATGAAAGAAACAGGATCTGCTTTTCCTTCAGGGAAAACCATTTTTCCTTTTAAGACATTCTTAACTATTGGTAAATAAGCGTCTAGTTGATGAATATTCATTAACCAGATACCTTTAGTTATTTCGTTGATAAGCTTATTTGTCTTCATTATGAGCGTTTACACAAATGAAAGCACTAATAATGTTTGTAATTGTGACGTGACTTGGAAGTGTTTTTGGTATTTTATAGGCTTAGCCTTAATTTTCGGCAGCAAAGTACACTAAGTGCAAGTGTTCCTTATCTTAACTATTGCATTGTAAATTTGCATTAAACTATAAACCAAACACTTTAATGTCATATATACTATATGTGACATTTCTTAAAGAAACGGAATTCGTTTCCTGAACCACCAAAAGATTGCTGTTCCAATCAACACAAGAATAATCATAAGCCAAACACTAAACGTAGAACCTCGCTTTGTGACTGTTTTTGTTTTAGATGTTTTCTCACTTTCATATGTAGATTTGAAATTTGAAAATTCACTTTTAAGTGAAGTGAGTTCTGATTCTAGCGATTGGTTAAATTCTTTTTCAGACTGGAGTATTTTATTTAGTTCCTGGTACTTGGTTTCAAATTCTTTAGTTAATGATTTGCTTGATGTGGTTTCAAAACTCACATTAGCTCCATTACTTTTTATGGTAGTATTACCAATGGTAACGCTTTTTTCTTTGCCGTCTTCTGCCTTAATAGATCCTGAAACTGTAGTGCTTTCATTTGAGGCTTCTGAAGCGCTAGAAGTTTCGATATTAGATACAGATGTTTCTAATTCTGATACAGATGTTTCGATTTTAAGGATTTCAGATTTAAAAACACTGTCTTGAACTATCAAGGATTTATTAATAGTTGCTTTTTCTGTGAAGTTGTCCTGGACCCATTCTTTTTTAGCTACTCTGCAGCTAAATAATGAAATTACGATTACTATGTATATTGCTTTTTTCATAATGATAAAAAAGAGCAGCCTCTAACCAACCAAATAAATTACCTCCCTAAATAATCTACTAATCAAGCTGCTCTTTAATTTTTATTCTTTTGATTTCCATATGGATTGAATGAAGCTCCAAATAGGATTTAATGTATTGGCAAGAAAAGCCTTGATTATAATCCAAAGTGTAGGAACGTGAAACATTAAATACACCACTGCTATAAATACAAATAATGTTACTGCAGTAAATTTATAGCCTAATATTCCGATGTTGAATATTCCTAAAAGACAAGCTGCTAATATTAATAAAGCCGCAATGCCATAATCTTTAATAAAATCTGATATCATAATATTTGATTTGTGAGCACCTCAAAATGGAACTCTATTAATAATTCCTTTATTTGTTCACTGTTAAGTTGCATTAAAGCCAATCAATTTTATTGTTTGTAATATAATAATGAGCGTGATACGGTTTTTCTCCACTAAAATTACCTATAGAAGGTCTTAATGTAATCAAGCCGTCTTTTTCTAAAATAGTCCACCCTTTGTCATTCTTTTCAATAGGTGTGACTGTTTTTCCTTGACAACCACAAGCACACAAATGAATAGCAACTCCAAATTCTTTTGATATATATAATATCCCCTCTTCTATTTTTTCAGGAATGTGTTTACAATATTTTAGGCTTAACTCATTAATTTTTTTCATAATTCAACAGCTTTTAAAAACTCCATTCTTTAACCATCCATGCCATCCACAACCACCTAGTTTTTTATCATGAACTATTGATGGATGATATGATTTTGTTTCTGGTGTATAAACATGGTTGCCAGCTGAAGCTGAAACTTTTCCGCATTGTGGACAGCAAGTTATTAGTTGTAATTTATTTTCTCTTCCAATTACCGTTATAGCATCACCTGGGTTCTTGACATCATCAATGCTCTCTACTAAGTTTAATTTAACTTCCATAATCAGAAAAATAAATCTTGAAATTCTTCATAAGCATATTTCCCTGGACACAAGGTTGCTTTAACGTCTTTGTGTCCTTTAATGCTTTCAACATATAAATTGGGTAGATTGCAAATTATGTCTATAATAAACCTAGTAGATTCTATAATTTTATCTGAAGGTTTTTCTAGCTCATAATTACCTATTAAAGCTATTGCAATACCTTTTTTGTTTTTTCCCTTAGTATGGTAAGTGTATTTAGTAAAATCATTTATTATGTTAATTTCACCATCATGTCTATTAACAATATGATAGGATAATTTTTCCCAACCTTTATTAACGTGTATTTGATTTATTTTCTCAATTGTAGCATCATTATCAGTTACTGTATGATGTAAGTACACAGTTACAGTGTCCACCTCTCTGTCTCTATACTTATTATATAGGTGAGATGATAATTCTTTGGTTTCAATTGTTTCTCCATTATCTAAAACAATATCATTACCTGTGTAATTATTAATAATATAGCCTCCAGCAGTAAGCACTATCCCAACTATTAATGTAATTGCTCTATTTTTCATTTTCGTAATATTTTTGTTTCCTTTTTTCGTTCTCTGCTGCTGTTTTGTTTTTTTTAAAAGCATAGAATTGAGCCAAAGCAAAGAGTATTGCTCCTATTAAACCAACTCCATAACTAACTAATTCTAAAACCGACAAGCTCCAAGAAGCAAAACCTAGAGTTGATAATATTTTTGTTTTCATAACTTGGGGATTATTTTACGTTTGTACTGATTGTTATAGTAATATTCTACTATATAAATACCACTTGCTGCATTACTGATATCTTTAAGCTCTACACCTAGCATTGTGAAATATTTAACCGTTGCTAAATCGTAATTAAACTCATGGTCTGGTGTACTTAAATTACCATCAAATGATATCCTATCTATACCTCCGAATAATTTAACCACCAATACACTACCATCGCTTAATTGTGTAATGTCTACTGCTGAATTTACTGTACCTTCTGATGCAAAATTTATAGTAAAATCAAATCCATTCATTGCTATATTTAACCATCCTCGTGTATAATCACTAAAAATGTAGCCTCCTGTATAATTTCCAAAACCTTCTTTTAAAACTACTCCTCCAGTTAATGAGTTTCCTGCTATTGAATTACCATCTATAAAAGGGCTTGAAAAATCGTTAGGATTTAATAACCTTGTTTCTGCATTACTATTATGTCCATAATCTAATAGAGGAGGGTTTGTGTAATTAATTTCAAAGGGTTGTCCTGTATCTGGATTTGAAATTGTGCTACTAAAATTTAATTCATCAAATCCTTCATATTTTCCCCATCCTGCGTTTCCGTCAGATTTTGCTATTGTAATTTCTTCTCTGGATGC